GTAGCAACCGGCCAGGAACCCAAAAACCCGCTTGTTGCTTTCAGCAACTTCATGGACAAGCTGAAGCCGCAGATGGCCCTTGCCCTGCCAAAGCACCTGACCGCTGACCGCATGGCTCGGCTGGCGCTTACGGCTTTCAGCGGTTCCGAAAAGTTACAGAACTGCGACCCCAAGAGCATCGCGGCCTCAATCATGACGGCGGGCCAGCTTGGCCTTGAACCCGGCATCAATGGCGCCGGCTTCCTTGTTCCTTATGGCCGAACCTGCACCTTCGTTCCCGGTTGGAAAGGCCTTGTTGATCTGGTTGCTCGCAGCGGCCGTGGCACGGTCTATACCGGCGTTATTTTCAAGGATCAGGAATACACCTGGCTTGATGGCGCTCGCCGCGATCTGATCATTCATAACGAAACCGATCTGGACGACCCGGAAGACATCACGCACGCCTACGCAATCGGCTGGGTCAAGGATTCATCAATGCCGGTCATCGAACTGTGGCGCGTCACCAAGATCGTGAAGCACCGCGACAAGTACAACAAGGTCGGTAAAAGCCATTACAGCTTCCGGGATTGGGAAATGTATGCCCGCAAAATCCCGCTGCTGCAGGTCTTGAAATACATGCCTTGCTCCATTGAGGTATCGAACGCCATTGCTATCAGTCATGCAGCAGAGAGCGGACGCGGCGCAACTATCGAAAACGGAATCGTGATTGATATGGGCGACCAAATGACGAGCGGACGACCGATCGAACAGGTTGATAAATCTACCGGCGAAATCACTCAGTCCCAGCCGACGACCGCAACCGACCCCGACGACGACGCCCTGCGCCAAGTCGAGCAGAAGCAACCTGCCGGTGGATTCAACCCGACGCCCGAGGAAATCGCAGCCATCCGCGAACGAGAAATGGCAGAGGCCAAAGGCCAACCCGAGCCGAGCCAGTGCCGTGAGCGCGGGAAGATGAGCATCGAGTAACGAACACCCCGTGAGAGGGCTTTGATTTCCGTGGCTTGTCGGCCAGTTGCGGAAGGAGCCATAGGACCGACTTAACCGGGGCGCTTCGAGGGGCTGGATAACCGGGGATGGTGATAGCTAAACCCCTCACCTATTCATCAAAACAGGAGAAACAAAATGGCTGAAAAAGACTTCCGCAACATGACCGCCGACTCCATCGGCAAAGACCTTCTGTCCGCACTGGTCGCCGAAATCAAGCTGCTTTCCGATCCCTGGCCGAAGCTCTCCAAGAAGAAGCAGGACGACGTTATCGACCGCCTGCGCGCCCGCGTTGAATCCAACGTCAAGATGGCCGTGCATATGCTGGCTGCCGAGGGCCGCGTGACGATTGCCGGCGATCTCGACCAGATCACCATCAAGGATGGCGTCAAGGCGGTTGTGAAGTTCGGTGCCGGCGCCGAAAACCTTCACCAGCTTTATGAAGTTTCCGGCAAGGCAATCCTGCTGGTTGTTGCGAATGCAGCGGACCACACGGTCGGCATCAATGACATCGTCGGCGAGACTGACCAGCGCGCCATGGATCTCGGTCACGAATACAAGCCGAACAGCGACGGTGAAGGCATGGGCAAGGGTGATGCGATCGAGGGCGAAGTGCTTGGCCTTCCGTCGCCGGAACAGGTCAAGCCGTCCGATGAAGAAATGGACGAAGCCTACGAGGCCGGTTACCAGGCTGCCGCCGACGGCAAGGAAGAAAGCACCTGCCCTGTCATGCGTCACGAATTGGTCGCTAAGTGGGTGCGCGGCTTCAAGGACTGGAACGAGCAGAACCCGGCCGACGACGCTGCCAACGACAAGAAGGCCGCCTGATCATGGGTCGCTCTACACGAACAAACCACGCGAAGGTCAAGGTCTGGACAGAAAACATGATCTCAGACTTTGAAGGACCAATAGCGGCGTGCGTTTCTATGCTGTTTATCGCTGTACCAATGGATAAGCAGCCGGCACTCATCGAACGTTTGCAGAGCGAATACAAGGCGCGCGCAGACAAGAAACAATTGGAGGCAGCATGAAAATCCAATCCATAACCACCAGCAACTTCCTCGGCGCCCGCGCCGTTGATGTCACGCTGGCCAAGCCGGTGGCACTCTTCGCCGGCAAGAACGGCGCCGGCAAGTCATCGATTCAGGAAGCCGTGCGCATGGCCCTGACCGGCGAAACCGTCCGCGTCGGGCTCAAGAAGGACTACGCCGCGCTGATTTCCGAAGGCCAGGAATCCGGCTTTGCTGCGGTCGAGTGTTCGAATGCCGGCTATGAGGCTGTTCTGCCTTCCGGCAAGGGCAACCACAGCGACAACGCCACATTAAATTATGTGCTGGATGCCCAGCGCTTCGCCCGACTTCCCGAGAACGACCGCCGCCAGTTCCTGTTCGGCCTGATGGGCGTCAAGCTAGACGGCCCGGCCGTGAAGCTGCGCCTGCTCGACAAGGGCTGTGACGCCGGCAAGGCTGAACAGATCGCCCCGATCCTTCGCGCCGGCTTTGATGCAGCGACCAAGGAAGCGGCCAGCAAGGCACGCGATTCCAAGGCAAGCTGGAAGACCGTCACCGGCGGCGAAACGTGGGGCAAGGAAAAAGCGCCGAAGTGGCAACCCGCCCCGCTGCCGGAAGGTGCCGAGCATGCCGCGGCCGATCTGGAAAAGGCCAAGGCCAAGCTGCAGAGCATCACCGCCGATCTGGACGTGGCTTTGCAAACGCTCGGAGCGGCCAAGGCCAGCGACAACCAGCGGATTGATGCCGAGCGCAAGCGTTCAAACCTTGAAGCCATCGCCGCCAACGTCGAGAGCTACACCACGAAGCTGAATCTCGACACCGCCGAACTGGTGGCATGGGAACAGAAGGTTGCTGACTGCAAGGCGAAGGCCGGCGTTGCCCAGCCTGACCCGAAATCACCCGGCGAATTCCTGCTGCGTTGGCTGGCCGGCGTGACAAATGACTTCCTGACGCTGACCTGTGATTTTCCGGATGTTGAATGGCCGTCTGAATTGCTCAATCGCGCCTCTATTCATCTGAGCGAGTACCGCAAGCTGCACGGCGACCCTGTAGGCCACGACGCCAAGCCGGATCAGGACGCCATCAACAAGCTGCCCGAGTACGAAAACGCCCTGCGCCTGATGCAAAGCTCAGTCGCCAACGGCAAGCGCAACCTCGAAGCCGCACAGATCGCCGTCACGCAGTTGAAGGCACTCGACGAATTGAAGGCGGAGGCGGTCGATACCAGCGCCACCGAAGCCAAGGTGACCGAATTGAAAGAGCGCCGCCAGATCGCCAACAGCGAGTGCACAACGCTTTCCGAGACCGTTACCAAAACAGAACGCCGCGCCGCCCTGATCGAGCAGGCCGCCAAGCTGCACGCCGACGTGATGGCATGGACGGCGATTGCCGACGCCCTGGCCCCGGATGGCATCCCGGCTGAACTGTTGGCTGAAGCTTTGGAACCGATGAATCACCGCCTGGCAGTCACGGCCGGCGATGCTCAATGGGACCGCATCGAGATCATGCCCGACATGCAGATCATCGCCGCGCTGCATGGCCGCCCCTACGCGCTCCTGTCCGAGTCCGAGAAGTGGCGCGCTGACGCCATGATCGCCGAGGCCGTGTCGCACATTTCCAGCGTCAAGCTGCTGGTCCTCGACCGCTTCGACGTTCTGGACGGCCAAGGCCGCGAGGATGCGCTGTACTGGCTGGATGGCCTTGCCGAGAACGGGGAAATCGATACTTGCCTGCTGTTCGGCACGCTCAAGGGGCTTCCGGCTCAGTTGCTGCCGAATATCGAGGCTTTCTGGATTGAGAACGGCACAGCCGGGCAGATCAAGGAAGCCGCCTGACCATGGCCGCGACAACCGTATCCACCGACCACGGCGAATACAGCTACTCGACCATGCCGACCAACAGGGCCGTTGCCATGTGCTACCGATTCAAGGTGTTCCAGAAATACCAGGGGCAGGGCCACGGCCACGCGCTCAAGGCCCACCAGATGCGGACGCTGGCATCGATGGGCGTTCGCTTCGCGGTGTGCAGCACACGGGCCACAAACAAGCGCATGGCGAGGGTTTTGGAGCGGGCCGGCTGGGAGCGGGCGGGTACTGAATTCCTGTCTCCGCACACAGGACACATGACGCAGGCGTGGCACTGCCACATCGAACCACAAAACAAAAGGACTGAAATATGAGCACCACCGCAAAAAGCATCCGCAAAGACATGTTCGTCTGCCTCGATACGCACGGCGAACAGACCATGGACGATCTGGTTAATCGGATTGATGGCTACACCCGAGGCCAGCTTTCAAACAACGTCCAGGCTGCGCGCAAAGAGGAACTTGTCGCCAGCCGCCGCGATGATGATGTTACCGGGTCGCCGGCCTATCGCCTGACGCCGCTTGGCAAGGAACGGCTGGCAGAGATTCTTGGAAAAGCCAAGCCTGCACCGAGCCGGAAGCCGGAGCCGAAGAACATGGCGCCGATCCAAGCCCAGCCAAAGGTGCCGGGCCTTGAGGCATACAATCTCCGCTGCCAATTGGAACTTGCCGAGAAGCAACGCGACGCGCATTTCGCCGAGGTTGAGCAGGCCAAGAAGATCATTGACGACCTACAGGACGACGTGCGCCGCCATGTCGAAGCACACAACCGGCTTTCGACCGAGATCATCCATTTCCTGATCGCCACCCAGCAACTGACCGGCATGGATCACAAGCCGAGCAATATGCAGGAGGCCGAGGAACAGATTTCAGCGGCATTCAACCTGATGCGCGGCCGTGTCGAAGAACTGGAACTTGCGGTCGACATGGCGCAGCAGGCCGTGGCCAGCATGGAACTGGCGGAAGAGCAGGCGGCGAACGACGCGGTCGATGTGAAGGATGCCGCCGTTGGCTACCTGGTGCGCGTGCCTGGCAAGAAGACCCGCATCTGCATCAAGCCGGACAACGCCCGTAACGCCGCGCTCAGTGCAGCGCGTACCCATGGCCGGGCCGATGTTCTGGCGCTGGTTCCGGTGGGCAAGGCGGTCAAGGGTGCTGAGTGGAAGGATGCGGCATGAGCATGGCAACAATCCGCAAGCAATACGGGGTTCCAGCAAGGCGCGGAAGCCGGGTTTGCTTCACCGACACAGAAGGCCACAAATTCTTTTGCACGATCAAGTCGGCGCGCGATGGATATTTGCGGGTTCTGGTTGATGACCGAGTTCCAGGCTATCGCGGCCGGATGTTGCTGCACCCGACCTGGAATGTTGAGTATTTGAAAGGTGATCCCGCATGATCCAGCCCCGTCCCCCCACCTTCGGCAGCCTGAACTACGTCTGCCGCAACATCGACCCGCCGAAGCCTCGCGTAGTGCCAGACACCTTCGACTACACCGCCCTGCTTGGTGCGATGCGCGACGAATGGGAACTGGCCGGGGCCATTGCGGAGCGCATTGACCTTCGGGCTCAACGCATCGGCCGCCGGCTGGCAAAGCTGTGGAACAACGGGCAGGGGCCGATTATTCGCTACGTTCTCAGGACTGAAATTTATTGGAGGTTGGCATGAAGCACGGAACCTGCATCCACTTCAACGGAGTGCAAAACGACCAGTGCAAGCGAGGTATCTCCTACGAGGTCAATTGGCCGAACGGCCCGAAGCCATGCATCCTTTTCATTCATAAATCGGAGCGTGGCGGAACCTATCTGAAACCCGGCGAGAAGCCGGCTGAAACGAAGCCGTTCGGCCGGGCGTCAGAAGCCAAGCCCTGTCCGTTCCGCAAAGAACCGACCAGCGAAGAGGTTCAGGCCGACCGCGAGGAAAGCGAGCGCTGTCTGCAACGCACGATGGCAGCAATCAAAGTGGCCGGCGCATGGCGCGTAAAACCGAAACCGGCCGCAGATCGTCATGAGGTTGTCGAATGTCCGGTGTGCAACGGTCGGCTTCACCTTGGCCAGTCGGCGTACAACGGCCACGTTCACGGAAAGTGCGAAACAGAGGGGTGCGTGTCATGGATGGAGTGAATTTTAGAGCCGACCGCGCCGCCAACATCCACAGCGCCAAGGTCTTCCTGGCCCAATCCCGACACTTCACCGGCCGCGCCCGCGGCTTCTCTTTCGTGCTGCTCGGCTGGGCTGCAAACGCTCGCCGCCGGGCCATGACAATCAAACCCGCTCTGCCGATGCAGGGCGATCTATTTGGAGCAAATTGAATGGACGCGAACGATAGAATCATCCGGCTGCCGGAAGTCCTTGAAAAGATCGGGCTCAAGAAGTCCGCCGTCTACAACATGATCAAGACCGGAGAATTCCCGGCGCAGATCAAGCTTGGAAAGCACGCGTCGGGCTGGCTATTGTCGGCAGTACAGGGCTGGATTCAGAAGCAGGCTGGGCAGAAGTCTGCGAATGATGATCATCGGGAGGCGGCATGACCATCGAACAAGAGCGCGAAACAGTTTTATCCCTGGCGCACCGAGAACGAAGCCCTGAAACAGAAAGTCGAGCAATTCAAGGTGAAGGTGCTGACGGATGCGCTGTGGAATGTGAAAACTTATCTAGGTAGAGAACAGCAAGACTGGATTATGGCGGCACTAGCCACCGTGAAAGAGGTGAAGTAAATGGACAAAGTATCCGAACTGGTTCTGTCAATCTGCGGCGCTATATGGCTTCTTGAACAACTATTGGGGATCTGGAAATGACCACACCAACTAGAGAGCAGGTGGTTCAAAAGTGGATCAACATAACACTTGTGCCCTGCACACATGAAGAAGCGTTTTGTCGTGGATACGAACTAGCCCGAGCCGACCTTGAGCAAGAGAACGCTGAGCTGAAGGACGAGGTTGAGCGGTTGAAAAGGCTTGCCCGTATTGAAGAGATAGCATCGTCGAACTGCGCCCATAAAGACGAGGCTGATGAACTGCGCCAACAACTCGCCGCCTCCGAACTCCACGCAAGCAAGTTGCGGGAGGCTTTGGAAACATGTGATTCTGGTCTAAGTGAATTGTATTTCGATCAGCACATGGTTGAAGAAGTCCTCGCCACCCCGTACTCAACCTCTGCGCTCAACGAGTGGGGATCGAAGCTGGTGGAAGCATTTGGTCGGCAGTTTGGCGAACGCTATGTTACGGACGATGAAATTAAATGGTTCGCAGACAAAATCAGGAAGGGGGAGATGCCGTGACCATCCCAGACCAAGGGGCCAGAAATGGCCCCTTTTTCGTTTCTTGCCGCCTGAATCCTGACGGGCGATAATTGCCCCCTTGTTTTGCCCCTCGCCAGTCGCCAAAAATAGGCAGTGCCAGAGAAACCGCATAACCTACCGCATAAGATTTTCTGGCGGCAGCGTCAGGGGCCAATAGAATCAAAAGGATAGGCCGGACATGCTTCTGATGATCGATAATTGCGATCATTGTCCGCACCTTTCCACCGCCTTCCACGAAACGCCCGTCTAGGCCTCGCGCCTTCTGCGTTTTAATCCATTCCGGTTTTATGCCATCCGTAGGCAGCCAACACAAAACCGCATAAACTACCGCATAAGACTCCGGTCGCTCCCCCTTATGCGGTAAATGGCATCACTCACAGACACCAAGGCGCGCAACGCCAAGCCAACAGACAAACCCTACCAGCTTCAAGACGGGCAGGGCCTGTATCTCGACGTGCGCGCGTCGGGCTCCAAATTCTGGCGCTATCGGTACTGGATCACGCCGAAGAAGGCCGGCATCTACACCATCGGCGAATATCCGGCGGTATCGCTCTCGGAGGCGCGCAAGGAAAGGGAGTGGGCGAGGGAGCAGGCGAAGCAGGGGATGAACCCGACCGACGTCAAGAAGATCGAGCGCCTGGGCAAGATGGACGAGAACGCCAACACCTTCGAGTCTGTCGCAAGGGAATGGATCGCCGAAAACAAGAAGCACTGGTCCGAGCGCTACGCCAAGCAAGTCGAGGACAACCTCGAAAAGGATGTGTTCCCGACCATCGGGGCTTACCCGATACGGATGGTGAAGGCCTCGCACTTGTTGGAGATCATCAAGAAGGTCGACAAGCGTGGCGCCGGCACCATTGCCGTGTTGATCCGGCAGTGGTCGAGTCATATTTTCCGGTACGCGATCCCGAACCAGAAGGCGGAATTCGATCCAGCCGCATCGCTGGATGGGGCGTTGAAGCGGAAGCCGGTGCGGCATAACCCGCCGCTGTCGAAAAGCGAGATCCCGGTATTCATCAAAAAACTGGATGGGTACGGTGGTTACTTGGGAACGAAAATCTCTATCCGCTTGATGATGCTGACCTTCGTTCGAACGCAGGAACTACGGCTGGCAGAATGGAAAGAGTTTGACCTGGACGCGGCTGAATGGCGCATCCCGGCGGTCAGAATGAAGATGGCGAAGCACATGAAGCCCGGCGAGGTTCATATTGTGCCTTTGGCCCGTCAGGCGGTGGCGATGCTACGCGAGTTGCACACGATCTCGGGCGGCCGTGATCACCTGTTTCCGAACTTGCGAACGCCGAAATCGTGCATGACGTCGACGACGATCAACCGCGTGCTTGAGCGCCTTGGCTATCTCGGGCAGTTCTCGGGACACGGCTTCAGAACAACAGCGTCGACCATGCTCCATGAGATCGGGTTTCGGTCTGAGGTCATAGAAAAGCAGATGGCCCACGCCGAACGCAACAAGGTCAAGGCTGCTTACAACCATGCCGAGTACCTGCCAGAGCGCCGGGAGATGATGCAGGCGTGGGCGGATTGGATTGATGGGCTTGTGGTGAAGGCTACAGCTTCACGAACGGATAGCGAAGCCAGCGCCACGACAGCCAGTGCCGACGCCAACTAGTCGACGTCGCAATCATACCGAGGTGGCGCAGCGGGTTATTGGTATGGCCCATAGATCACCGAGAGCATGAGTTTTTGCCAAGCCAGCCAACAGGCAAGGCCGTGCTGAAAGCAGATCAGCGCGGGTGGATGCGCGGCCTTCCATTCGGTGAAGCTGATTATCTTCGCAGGCATGGCTATCACTCCGGGATCAGGTTGGTGTAGACGTGGCGGCGCTTCTCGTCGAACGTGTCAGGCCCGACAGGCGGAATCGAAAAGCACATCATTCGCCCCATGACGATGCAGTCGGCGCGGCCGGCGCGTTCGTGAGCCTCGAAGTATTCGCGCATCTGGCGAACGGTCGCAGCTCGCGGGAACGGCGGCACTTTATGCTTGATCATTTCGGCCACGCATCAATCAGGGTTTGTCGTTCGGAAAGGCACTCGTCAGCTGCTCCTGCCACTTTCGAATATTCAGCCGTGCACTCGCTGAATACGGTAATGGCGGCGTCTGCGACACGACGGGCGGAATCGACGGTAAGGGTAGCGATTCGACTGCGCAGTCGGGTTGATTCGACGCGCATCCGGTCAAGCTCAGCATGCAGGCTAGCAATAGTCTCTTCAAGCTCGATTTTGCGTTTAGCGGCTTCATTTTCTGCTATTTCCTTCTGTTTTATTTGGGCGAGATGCTGATCGATGGCGATCTGGTCAGCTTTGGCTTTTTCAAGGGCATATTTCGCGACGGCGCGCTGGTAGCCAATGTCTTCGTGATAGGCAATAAAATGGTAATAGCCGGCCATCAGGGCGATGCCGAGTACGACGATGCCGGCGATCTGGGTGGCGAAGCGATAGGGAGAAGGGATCAGGTCAAAGAGACTCATTCCAGCACCTCTTTGGCGGTGGCGTAGAAAGCCAGGCGTTCTGCCTGCCCGTTCAATCCGCCATTGATACAGCGCGTGATCCGCTCGAACCGGCCAGCATCGGCGAGCTCGTTGAGTCCATGCGACGACCAGAACCAGCCAGCCGAGTCGCAAGCACAGGAGACGGTCTCCAGCATTTCCGGATGAGCGATCAGGATGTCCGGATCACCAAACAGCGCGATCGAGCATTCGCGGTAATTCGCCCGCCCGGTGATCTGGATCAGGCCACGCCCCTTGAAGCGCACGCCATCGCCCGGCTCAGTGTTGCCCAAGTCGTGACGGCCTTCGTAGGCAGCGCCGCTGGCCAGCTCCTTGACGTAGCGAAACGACCCTGATTCATGGGCAATCTGGGCAATGAAAGCCGCCTGGCGCACCGGCGTGTTGATCTCGTGGCGCGCCATGGACTCGTTCAACGGGGCCAAAAAAATACCGGCTTTTGCGCCGGCGTAAGGGACGATCTTTTTGAGCTGGTCAATGTTCATTGAACTGCCTTTCGGTAATCAGTGCGCGGCGAACGACGGCCCGCCTATCCACAAAATCGAGCATCCCGCAGCCAATCAAAAAAAGTGATTCCGCGATGCCAGGGACGTGCCCTTCCAAGATTGCGAGGATTTCACCGACAGCTCCTGCGGCGATCAGCACATAGGCCGCCCGGACTCCGTGGTGAGTCTTCGCGGTCATGCGATTGATCGCGCCGAGGCAATATGTCGCGGTCGTGGCGGCAGCAAAGCACACCAGAAGCTGCAGGATGATCATTTGTCACCTCCGACAAACGAGCGCGGGTCGCGCTTGAATATTTCGGACAGCTTGAGAACGCCGGGAATTATGTTCATGGCCGACAGCCCGATGACGAAAGCCGCGCTGTTTTGCAGCTCTGGTGACAACTCCAGGTAATGAAGCAACCATGGCGTCAGGTAACCAGCCGTCACCGTCCCGGTAAAAACTGACAGAACAGCCTGAAGCCGGGTCAATTCCTTGACGAACGAGAGCGATACGACGCCGCCAGCAAAGCCGGCAAGCAGCGCCGCGAACTTGACGCCGAGAACGCCATCGCCAACCGTTGGATCAGCCATTTATTTCCCCTATAAAGCAAAAACCGCCCGGAGGCGGCTTTATCTGGATGTTGTTGTTTTACGGCTTGGTCTTGATGCGGATTGTGAAAACGTATTTGCACCGTCCTTGCAGCGCGTAATCTGTCCAGCCGAATCGGGCATCTAGGAATCTGCCAGCGAATAGCGGTATCTGCTTCGAGTGCCAGAAGGCCCACGATGGCCGGTTACTATACGAAACGCCGATGGTGTAGTAATTGAATCGACTGCCGCCATTACGCCACAGCCACTTGATACGGCTCCAACTGTTCAGCGGATCAGCAACACCAATGTGTTCGGCCTTCCAGCCGGAATCGCCTGACAAATCGTTGTCAATGGTTTCCAGCCAGTGCCAGCGAGTCAGACTTAATCGATCAGGACTTGAGAAGCACAGGACGGCAATCACAGCGGCTGGGTATCGGGCGATGATTACTGCCAGCCATGCCGGAAAATAGAGCAGGTACATCACGGCACCAGCTTCGCCCGAAGCGCCGCAATCTGCGTATTTACGCCAGCCAGCCAACCGCCATCGGTTCCAAGTACAGCCTCGCGCAGTCGACGCGGCGTTACGGTTGCTTCCAGCCCACCGATCTGGTTAAGGATTAGCTGATTGGCCGAAGGCTCAGGCAAGGTTTGAAGGACTGGCACCCCGTTGGCATCAGGAACAATGCGTTTTCCTGTCGATTGGCCTGCGATCAGCGCGGCATGTTCGGCATCGGTTATTTCTACCGCGTCAGATGGTATTGATTCGCCGTGAAGCTCTGGCAAATAAAACCCACCTGTTGATTGTGAATAAAGCATGTTTTACTCCTTATTTTCCAATGGCACGCCAGGCAACCGTCAGATTCGCGGAAACGCTGTAGAAATCGTGGGAAATGCTGATCTGTGATGTCGAAACCGGCGACGCGTAAGCAACATCGACGCCAGCCCCGGCTGAATTGGTACCATTAATCCCGGCCATGACGTGGAGAATTGCATTCGGGAAGGTTATGGGCAGCGTGATGGTTGAGGTTTGCCCCGCTGTCAGCGTTACCGTCCCCCACTGCTCAATATCTCCGGAGGGTAGCCGCCGCCATCCGCTGGCAGCAATCGATCCACCAAATAGCGTGCTGTATAGCAACTGAGCCGTCCCACCAACCATAAGCCAGCTTGAGCCGTTGCTTTCCAGCGTGACGGTATCCCCTGGGTTAAGAGGCACGCTGGTAATAGATGCGCCATTTGGATAAATAACGTCGCTTCCCGCTCGGTTGATCGTCCAGGTGGCTGTGCTGATGCACAAAAATTCAAGGCGCGTTCCGGATGGGCAAGCTGAAACGGCTGGCAGCGTAATTGTTTGCGGGGATGCGCCACCCAAATAAATAGACGACCCTAGATTTGCCGACGTCAGAATAGTGCTGGACGAAATGGAGGTGGCTGACGAGGCGCGAAGGCCTGCAGACCCGGCAGCAATCATCGCATTCACACCAGCCTTCAAGTTAGCGATCAGCGTTGCCGTGGTTCCGTCATCAATGGAGTTTTGGCCTGACTCGTCGACAATGAACTTCGCCAATACAGCGGCCATGATCGTTGCTTGACGAAGCGCCTTGTTGAACTTTGCAGAAGGCGCGACGCCGGCCTGAAATCCATTCGCCAGAAGGGCGGTTTCAGCAGCATAAGCCGCCTGAGTCTCGACGTTTGCCCCGACTCCTACAGCAAGCGGGAGGAAGTCACTTGTAGCCATGTTTTGTCCTTAAAGTGGGATGCCAATTGACCCGGTGTCAAAACCCGAGATTTTTTCGTTCTGGATGTCGAACCCGAATAGAGGGCTGCCGGCGACAGATGGCTTCGTGTAACCATTGATCCGTACACCAGCCGGCTTCATCGGGAAATATCCGCCCTTGAGCAATTCGGCCATCAGGGCGGACGGGTCTTTGCCGGCGATGTAGAAATCCATCGACATGTCTTGGTTATCGACCGCGAACACTGACGATCCGGTACCGGCAAAGGCCGTCGAATACACCGCCGAAAGCGCCGGCATGGTGCCGTCCCAATGGTTCGCTCCGATCTTGGCCTTGAGCATCACGCGGTAGGTGTCATCGTCCAGGCTGACAAGCCCGGTCGACGTATCGAATGGCCCCTGAATATTCCCCTCGTCAAAGCCGAGACCGGCAGTGTCGAAAGAGAAGTAGACCAGCAGAGCCGCCCGTATCTTGCGGGACAGTCCTACCCACTGGCCGATGATGTCCAGTTGATCGCCAACAGCCGTGTCGATGTCGAACTTTCCAACCAGGTCAATGTGCAGGGCGGATATTTCAGAGAAGCACCCCGACACGGCGCCGACAAGCGCCCGGAATTTCGGCTTTCCCCTGTGCTGCGAGGTGATAAGTTCGGTGTAATCCATGATCACACCACCGAAACGACGATGTCGGAGACAACGCAGTTTGCCAGCTCATTGAATGCAATCGCCACATCGGATGCCCCAACGGAGGCCGGCTTCTTCGAAATCTCAACAGACACAAGTTCGAATGACAGCGAGTCAGCTGCTCCGAAGAGGTTGGCCGGCAGATACAGCCGCGTCAGCATGACGGCCTGGCCAATCGATAGGCCGCTGATGTAAGCCGCGACGGATGCCTTGATTTTGTCGGCGATGGCCGAGGTGTAGCCGGTCAGCGCGTGCAGCGAAATGGCCACGGAAATCTGGACGGCGGTCGGCGTGTAGAACCGGATCGGCTGAGTGATGCCCATCGTGTCCGGGACATTGATCGTTGTCGAACCGTAGGTGTAGCACCCCGGCGCCTTCTTCTGGGCGATGGCCGTGGCGATGGCCGTGGCATCGCCGCCAAGCACGACCAGTGAAATGGAGTGCGCCGGCAGGCCGTTGCTGTCGGTTGTGCCTGTGTCGTTCTCGTAGGACTTGACCTGAGACACGCCGGAGACAGCCGAAACGGCACCGACAATGCCATCCATGACGGTCAGCGACGGGATGGCCACGGACTTCGTTTGCCGAATACGCAGGGCTGCGTCTTTTTCGAACGGAGCGCCGGGCTCGGCCGCCAGCGGGTTGGTCACCGTCTGCCAGCCATAAACCGGCGTCTTGATCTTGTTGACCGCCCCGGCTGCGGAGATGATGTTGCCCTCGACGGTGCTGGTCGCTGTGACAGTCACGCTACCAGATGACGGGATCAGGACGTAAGCAGGCAGCGTCCACTTGTTGCCGTCGGCGTCGCCGATCATGCCGTTGGTGATTTCGGTACCGGCCACCCCGACAACATCGACATCAACGGTCGAAAAGGTGGGGACCAGGCGCTGCAGCCCGTTGATCTTGACGACCGATGATAGGCCGTTGCCCTGCGCAGTCGATGGCGATCTGGCGTTGTAGCAGGCGACGGCCGCCGCGTTGCTGTCGTTGATGGCGGCGGCAATGATGCCGATGAATTGGCCGTCCTGGCTGTCGTCTCCAAGGTAGATGTCGGCGCCGAAAATGGATCGGTATTGCGCTTGCAGGTATTCGAGGATGTCGGAGAACGTCGGCGCTGTGATGCCGAGTTCGCTGATCGTCGGTGCGGTTGGCGATGCCATCAAATAATCTCCGAAATCGTTGCGGTGCCGTAGTCGGTGTTGATCGTTGCGGTCACGCTAAATTTCCGCGTGTCTCCGTCGAATGTGCTGGTGTAGTCGGTGATTTCGGTAACGCCCGGAGTTTCAAGAATCCGGCTCTTGATGGCTGAGTCCGGGTTTTTGCGCTGCAGCCGCTTGCCGAGAATTTCCGTATCCCATGGCGTTCCCGATGTCGTGTCGATGAACCACTCACCGGACCACAGATGGAGCCGCGTGAGAACGGCTTGCGCGACGGCCTCGGGAGAATTGACGAGGAAATCCGCCCCGCTGCCGAGAGTGAAATCACCGTCGGCGTCGAGCTTTCTGTATCGCATTTGAACCCCTGATTAAACTGGCTGGCCTGTGTTTCCGCTGCCGGGCTGGACGCCTGAGTGCCGGTGCGTCATGAGCGACTTGCCGCCTGCCGTAACGTCGTTCGTCACAGTCACCGGGCCGATTATCGTTGCCGTCGTCGAGCCGCCTGCTGTGTTGTTCTGGGTAATCGGTCCGTCAAGGATGATGTTTCCCTTCAGGGTGATGTTCGTCGCCTGAATCTCCACATCGCCGCTTGTCAGCGCCTTGATATTGTGGCTCGTTGGGTTGATTTCGACGTAGGCGGCGCCGTCATCGGTGCGAAGCTGCACGGC